CATCTCTTTGAGCCAGTCAATAAAGTCTTTCCACTTCTTATCAACTTCCTCTGTATCAAAGTAATCCGCAGGATTTACCCCACCGGCTCCGGCTCCACCGCCGTTATCTTCGTCCTCGTCATCCTGACGCAAGATGTTAAGCTCATCTATTCCAGTAGTGAGGTCTTTAATCTCTTTCTTTGCTTTCTTTGCGGATCCGGCTGTCTTATCAAGCCCACCTGCGTAGTTCTCGACATTCTTCTTTGCCTTAGTCCAGAACTTCGCCCCTGTTAATGCCGCAAAGAACTGATTGATAGCGTTGATCGCAGCTACCAATTTGCTTATGAGCGCATCTAATATAGGGGCAATCGCATTAAGGATAGGCTCAAATGCAGCGATCATTGAATTACTCAGCCACTTCGCATCTGACACAATCAAAGAAACGCTCTTGTTAAAGCGAGTACCCATCATATCCGAATACTGTGCCAAGAGGTTGAATGAATTGCCTACATTTGAAAACAGGGCTGTCAACGCTTTTCTCAATGCCATAAAGGTAAAGAGGCGCATAAACGGTCTCAGTTTTTTGCTGAGATCGCCGATTGACTTGTCCTGTATGCCAAGGTTCTTCTTTATGTCGCTAAAGAGTTTTCCTATCCAATTCTTTAAGCCAACAAGGGCGGTCCTTATCTTTGAAACACCGGCTTTCACCCGTGATACAATATTCTGTACGGTTGTTTTTACAGAATTAGCGATACTTCTTACGCCGTTTATGATCGCAGTAATAAGTGTGAGGATGATACCGATTATCGGAATGGCTGTCTGCAGGGCTTCTAACCCTACCGCCATAGACTGAAATCCGGCACTTGCCTCCACGCCGCCGAGCTGAATCATTGGAAGAATGTTCGCAATGTTCATCAGGGCATTTCCGAAACCGCCAAGACCGCATTTCTCCGCCGCCTGTCCTATGTTCTGGAACGACTTTGCGACATCATTAAGAGACTTAGGTGAGTTCTGCACCGTCTCTTTGAAACGGTTAAACTCTTCCTGAGCCTTTGACAATCCCTGTACTGCCTGCTCATATTCCTCTGCATTGAAAAGCTGCTTTCCGCTTTCCATCTGAGAAATAGTAGCCTTGTACTGGTTGATCTTATTGATAAGTTCCTGTATCTTCGCCGTGGCTGTGTTTGCCCCGGTCTGATTTGACAAGGAACTATTGAGGTTCGATTGTGCGCTTGCAGCGTTATTCGCGCTCTGCGCTGATCTGTCCTCTACATCCAAGAGGGTGTTTACACCGCTTGCCGCCGCCTGTGCCGCGTTTCCCTCCTGTTGCATAGCCGAACTATTGGCTTGCGCACTTTGAGCCGCATTTGCCTGTGTATGTGCAAGGTTATCAATAGCACCTGCCGCCTGTGAAGCTGCCTGCTGCATATTCTGCATCGCAGAGGAATTAGCCATATCCTCTAACGGCTTGATGGCCTTTGTCACACCCTCAGAATCAATGCGGATGTTTATTTTATTATTATTTCCCATGTTGCCGAGGGATGTGCTTATCTTCTGGATAGCATCAGCCACCTTTTTAAGACGGTTGGAGCTGATACCCTCTAATGATTTAACAGAGCTTGTTATACTTCTTATGCCCTGTCCGGCGTTCTTTGCACCCTCCCCGGCTTTGGAAATCTGTTCTATTGCTGTTGCTGTCTGTCTTAACTTCTCAATGTCAATGTTCTTTGTTGCATCTTTCATTGACATTAAGGACTTCTTTATCTGTTCTAAGCCACCTTTCGCTTTTTCCGCAGGGGCTTCTATCTCTATTAAAATGCTGTCAACTGTGCTGTCAGCCATTCTAAGCCACCTCCCGCTTCTAAAGCCCTGTCCGTAAGGCGGCGTGTCCGTAATATGAAAACACGGGGCAGACACCGGACTTGTGTTTTTCGGATCGTCATCCTATCCCCGTGGTTTCTGCTTTCTTTCTGCGTTCCGCTATCGTTCTCCGGTGCGCCGCTGCGAACGCTGCAAACTTCGCACCATCTGACATAGGACCACCCTTGCCCGGTGGCGGTGTACGCCCATCATCTTCAATACGGCCACTCGGTTTGTCCGGGTATGTGGCGTTCTTTCCCCACCAAACACCCATAGCGTGTGTATCGTAATATCCGATGCGCCATGCAAGGAAATCCAGATCGTCATATAACTGTTTGGCTTCTATCTCCCTTTTCTTGCGGAACGGTTCAAGTTTCCGTGGGTTCAAGTGCCAGAATACTTCATACGGACATCCGTATGACAATGCGTGTGGCAGCCAAACTTTATTTATGATCTCTGTAAAAGAGCTATATTCCGATATATCAATGTTTTCGCCGAGGTCTTTTACGCCTCCGCTACTGTCTCGGTTGTCTCCTTTGTCTCGGAGGCTCCCCCAAAACCCGCAGATTCCATTACCTCCGTAAAGGCATTGAAAATCTCATCCATCTCGCCACCGTTAGCGAGATGCTCTGACAGGGCTTTACCAGCTTTCTTCAAATCCTCTTCGCCGATAAGGGCAGCCGTGATGACTCTCATAGTAGTAAACATCTTGCCGTCCTGGATGCCGTCAGAGTTAATCATTCCCATAATGTCAACGCCACGATCTTCAAGATCGCACATAACATTGGTGAAATCCAAATCCTTAACCTTGTATTCCTTTGTTCCTTTTGCTGTATGAAGTACCATAATAAATACCGTCCTTTCGTATTTTGCGTCCGTTTATAGGTTATGGCGATGGGGTACTAAGCCCCCACCGCCGGATGTACTTGTGTCGATCACTTCACGTAATGAAGAGCCTCCTCGCCCTCATCTGTGATACTGAAAGACATTTCACGAGCTGCGTTTGTGCCGCCGCTGGATGGATGCACAGCCATAATGCCGGCCCACTCCCAGATACCGTCCTCGCCGTTCTCGCCGAACCAAAGCTGATACTCGTCAATGGTTCCTGCCTCCTGAATGGCAAGCAGCTTTTCATAATCCGCTTTCTCATACCAAGCAGAAAACTCCAGGTCTGCCGTGTCCTCGATACCGTTAATGTTCCTCTTCTTTCTGTCGGAAAGAGTAGTAACATCAATCTTCTCAGTATCTCCGCCAAGGTCCGGGTACTGAGTGATGTCAACCAGCTTTGCAAACGCAGAATCGCCTGCTGCCTTGTGCATCAGATAAGTAATGTGTGTGCATTTAGCCATTTCTGATTACCTCCTTTTATTCCGTTTCTGTTGAAAGTGTCTGGAACCGCATAACATAACGGATTATCTTTTTGTCGCTGACATTATCAACCTGATTGAAGTAGGTGCATCTCAATCCGATCTCGTCTGTCATTGTCCGTCTTACGAACATTGCGAAATCCTCTGCTTTTGCGATTCCCTCATTGTGATAAGCGTTAATCTCAATACTGTTGTTCATTCCCTTTGAGTTGCCTGAAAGTGTCGGTAATGCGTCCGAACTATCAAGCCTCTTGAAATAGATATGAGGGAATGACGGAGGTGAGTCGTTATAGTTCCGGCTGTATGAAACGCCGCCATCTCCATACTCATCGAGTAGGGCGGTCACAAGTTCATCGAAATAATCCGGTATCTTATCCTTAACCGCCATTCTCGAACACCTCCTTTGCGAGCCTTGCAGCCTCTTCTTTCAGGTACTTAGCCGTCTCAAACATAAACGGTCTTGACGGCATACCCTCCGTGAAGCGATAGCCCCCATCATCCGTAGGATAGTACCAACCCTCACGCCCGTCTTTCGTTGTGAAGATAGTCGCTCCTGAGTTGTACGCCCATTGCATGATGGCAAGGTACTCCGGACTCGGATGTTGGCTGCCCTGCCCTTTTACACCGGTTCCAAACTCGATGTACTTGCAGTAACCGCCGGCCTGTATAATCCCCCGTCCGGTATCATCATCTATGTAACCGATGATTGACGCTTTCGCTTCTCCGGTATCTACCGGTACAAGCTCTTTGGCTCTTTCCAAGCCGAGGTCTTTGAGCAGTCTTACAAGCTCCTGTGCCTTTTCAGCAACATACTTTTCGTACTTCTCAATCTCGGCGATTGCCTTATCTATGCTGTCAGGGTCTAAAGGATTAACCTTTATTTTCATTCTCAGACCCCCTTATTTTTTTGATCGCCCATACATTCTGTACGAGGCCGTTCTTGACGCATACACAGCTATAATCCGGTTTTGATTGTGTGGATCCGTCCTCTTCCAATACCGGCTCCTTATCAATGAACAACATTGAGTATTCATCAATAGGTAACTTCTTTACGGTGGATATGGACTTGTCATAAACAATGTTCTGACCGAATGGGGAGTTTGCCGCATCGCCGGTGTTCGCACTTATCCTCGCCATCTCTCTGATAGGGTTGGAATAATGCTTCACCTTATCGCCGGTTCGCCGCCCCTTGCTGTCTATCTCATCCTCTTCTCCCTCGTACACCTGATACCAAAATGGCACCTGGTTTTCGGGCAAGTCCTGAAGCTTCATCCTGACTACCTCCCTA